GCTACGCCCGTCGCCGTTATCCGTCCTTTGGCGTCGGAAACAATCACCGGAATTTGCGTCGAGGACCCTACGGTTCCAGGGTTCGAATTAACGCTCGCCAAAGTCGTGGTCAGGGATCCCGCAGAGCTGCTGACGTCTCCGTTAAGCGCCGGCATCTGTGCGGCCTGCAAGGTGCCCGTCAATTCAGTCGCCGGGATCGAAGGGGTTGCCGAGCTCAGCGACGTAACCCGGCCTTTGGCATCGATCGAAATGACCGGGATCGAATTTGCCGCGCCCGCCGAGCCGGAAGAAGTGATCGAAGCGAGGGTCGTATTGACCGATCCGGCGCTTGTGGTGACGTCCCCGGTCAAAGCCGGGAATTGCGCGGCCTGAAGATAACCGCTGAGTTGGCTCGTTAGGATCGAAAGCGTCGATTGGAATGTCTGCCAGTCGTTCGTATTGGAAACTGCGTTATTCGTGTTCGAGTCGATCTTGGAGACATAGACCGCATTCCCCGAGCGGCAGAAATCGTTGGTATTATACGTCGTCCCCGAGTCCCATTCGGGGATCCCGCGCTCGAGCAGATAGGCAAGCTGGTACGAAAGAACGTAATAAAGCCCGTTGTGGTCTTCAAGATACGGTGCTTGGCCCGTCGTCAAGGCGACCGATAGCCCCTGGAGCCAAGAGGCCGTCTGGATCACCGCGGGATCGTTCGTCCAGACCGGCGACCCGCCCACCGCCTTCGAGGCATACGCCTCGATATTGTTTGTTGGGGTAAGCGATCCTCCGAAAATGAGTGCTGTTTTACGGGCGAGGCCGGACATGGATTATGCGGTTGTGGGGAACCGGCCGCCGTCGGTGTCTCCGATCGTGGGTCGCTCGCTACGCTCTTGAGATAGGGCGGCGAACGGCGGCGGGCAAGAAATTAAGAGAAGGGTCGATTTCACGCGGCTTGGTAAAAGGCTTGTACCCCCATCGGGGCGGGCAAGTAGTTGACTAGGTTGTCGAAAGAGATCGGGTATTGGTTTGTCTCGATCGTGTAAGTAATCGACATGTTCAGGTTATCTCGAACCGTGATGACCCCGGGGAAGAACTCGGCTAGATAGTTCTGGATCCAATTCAGAGTCCCATCGAAATGATTGATCGCTATCTGCAACGGCAGTACGAAAGCGAATTGGAGATCGGTGAAATTGATCGTCGGAAGGCCGCTCCAATTGACCGAATCAAAGACGAAGCCATTGAGGCCGGCGGCAATGACGCTGTTGTAGCCATTCGAGCTCCCGCCTCCAGCGACGAGAGCGAATCCGAAAAAATCCGAATTTGCCGGGATCTGGCTATTGCGCGATACCCCGACGTATTTGGCGATGATGTCCAACTGCGGACCCACGGCTACCCCGAGCGTGAAACAGGTCGCCAGTTGCTGCGCCATGTAATCCGCGACAGCCTGCTTTACGAGGATGTTCATGGTCGCCACGGCCTTCGGCTTGTCCGCGTACTGCAACGCTAGCAAACCCGCGTAATAGGCGATAACCTCGTCAAGCGTGTAGGCTGGTTCGCTCATGTCGAAATGGTCACATAGCTGCTCCCGGCGATCGTGAATTGCCGCTGTACCGTTCCCGGAGTGACCAGCGTCGTATAGATCACGCCATCCGTGGAGACCCCCTCAAGGGACACGGCGACATTCGGGGCGATCTGCTTGATGTAGGCGACGATCGCGCTCGAGTCCGCCGGCTGGTTGATATCGTAGGCATTCTCAAACTGGCTCGCGATTGAGTTCGTGATAAACGAGGCGTCCGCGCTCCCGGTAATCTCGGTAATCGTCGCCTTGAACCATAGCAATTGAGGCACCGCAAAGTCGAAGGCGATTGTCAGGGCCGGACCGCTGATCTGATCGACGACGACTGTCGACGACCCCTTCATCCCGCAACCCGCCGTCCGGTAAATGTCAATGACGTTGGCGACCTCGCTTTCGACAAGCCCAACATCCGATGAATCGGTCGAAACGATCGGCCAAATCGTATTTGGCGGGATCCCATAGGCGTTCGTTTCGGAGGTGTTATTTTCGAGGACCACCGCATCGGTAATTCCGGTGATGTCCAAGAGGCCCGCCACGAGCCCCGGGAGCCATCCCCTGGCCGGCAACGCGACCGAGTTCTGACGCCGGATGCGCAGCACTGGATCTGTCTCCTCATTGGTTCCGACGGTGCTCGGGCCGCTCGGATTGTTGACCGATATCACATTCGGAAGGATTGTGACCGGCACCGTAATCGTCCCGGGAGCCGAGGAAACGGCCCCCAATAGCGCCGCCTGGAAGACTAGACTCTGGGTGCCGGCCGAAACGAAGGTCGTTGTGGTCGTAAGTTGATATTGGTTTCCCTGGCCATCCTGAACCGTGAAAGCCTCAAGGGCCGTGTAGAGATCCAGCCCTGGGAGCACCACCGCGCCGCTCGTCGTCACGCTTACAGCCTGGACCGTGTATGTCCCCGCCTCGCGCTGGACGCCGTTGATCGCGCACCGAGCATCCAGGGCCACGCCCGTCGCCTGATCCGGATCGAAAGAGTCATAGATGTTCTGCAACTGCTGAAGCGTGTCCTCTTTCCCAAGGGCATAGATATTCACCATCTGCCCGTCTGGGCTGTTGGGATTGACGTTCAACCCTGGGCCATAGATTTGCAGCAGCCCAGGATATCCCCCGGCCCCATTGAGGATTTCGTTGATGCAATCCTGGAGCGATTGGATTGTGCAACCATCTGCGCCTATTGAATTAACGGCCATGTTAGGAGGGGAGCGGAACGCTCACGATATCATTGAGACTCGTTGAGAAGATCGTCGCCACGTCGTACCCGAGAGCCAAGGCGCGGCTCTGGGGGTCGAAGTAGGCGTCCATCGTGTTGATCGCGGTTACTCCGTAGCCCGCGTACCCTCCGGGAGCGCCGAGGATCATGTTCCGGGTCTGGAGAATGATTCCGTTCTGAGCAGCCGGGTTCTTGGAGCTGAGCAGATTCCACCAATCGACTCCGAACAGAAGAGCCCACGGGCAATTGCCCGTGAACGAGAGGAGCCGCGTCTGGAGGTCTTCCGCAATCGCGGCCGTCCCGGTGTTGTAGCTCGAAAGATTCTGGCCCCACTGCCAGTCGTCATTGCCATCCAAGGCGCGGATCAGACTATTCGGCGTGACGCTCATTGGAACAACTCCTGATTATTCGTGTTCGCGGTCGATATCGTTCCCGCCGACGAGCTCGAGGCATTCGATGCCGCCGTGATCGCAGCGGAAGCGTCTCCGCCGTCCTTGACCGAATTGAGAGAATTGAGGGCCCCAATGATGGCCCCGTCGGTCGAAACGAGCGCATTCAAAGCGGCAATAAGCCCGTTTAGGAGCGAGATCATCGTCTGCTGACCATTGCCGAAAGTGATATGCTTCCCGTCGCTCGGGAGATTGGAGAGCGGGTTCGTGAAAGGCCGGACCCCGACGAGCGCGATCCCATCGGCCAAGCTATGCATCCGCGTGCTATTCGGGACGGCTCCGGTCGTACCGTTCGACGCCCAGGGGTCGAGATCTCGGTCGTTGAACCAAACGATGCACGTATCCCCCGCTTTGATCGGCATCCCCAAGTAGGCCGACCCCCCGCAGATTTGGAGGACAGGAACGTCTTGCAATGGCGGGATCGGATAGACTGCCGGCGCTGCCGGGATCGCCCCCCCGACCGGCGCTTGATTCCAAACCTCCGAAGGATTCACGAGCTGGATAGTCGCCTTCTGCTTCGTCGCATCGTAGGCGACGATGGTCCCGATCCGAACGCAGGCCAGAGCCGAATAGGCGCTATCCCTATCCTGTCCGAGAATGGACTGGAGATCGGGCTGCGGAATTGGACCCTGATTCGTCATGACGTTAGGAGGATACCGGGAAGATCGGGACTCGGAACTGGGTTGCTAAAAAAGATGAATGAGGACGAAGTGACATTCGGAATCGCGCTCGGAGCGAAGATAGCCCCCCGATGTTCGAACCCCATGATTTTGTGCGGTCCGTTGAATTGCGGATTGTAAATGCTCTGAAGGTCAACGAGCTGGAAAAGGTTCATCCTCGGCTCAAATACCGTATCGAACTCCACCATCACCCCGCTCCGGCGTGGAGCGCCCAAGAGGCCGGTCTGCGCCGAGATAAGCGGAATCTTCGGCGTCGAAAGAGCTTCGTTGAGATTGAGCGCCTTGACCTGGCCGTTGTCGATAGTGGCATTCCCGAGGCTCTTCTCTTGAATGATGCCCCAAGTATTGCCGACCAGGACCTCGGTCCTCATATTCTTTGTCGGGAAAGATCCGACTATTGGGGGCCCGACTACTCCGGGCAATTGTCCCCCGAAGGCCGAAATGACTTCGGCCGCCGTAGTGCCCGGTGAAACCGTCGTCGAGATCCAACCGTTCGTCATCGGATACCCCCCATCGAAAGCGTCAATGACAACCACGTCATCGGTATTCCCTTCCTTCTCGGTATAGGCTTGGAGAATCGTCCCATTGAAAATCTGGGGCGTGAAACCCGGATATCCGGCCTGAAATTGAATCGCCCGAAACTGCGTCCAATCGAAACGATCCTTGAAAATCTGCTCCCGCAACGGGTCTTTGAGCCCGTAGATTCGGAAATTGGCGGTCTGGGTCGATGCGAGAGCCTTTCGGGTTATGACGAACTTGATGCAGAGATCGGGCGGGATCGTGACGTTCTGCGGCGTGCCATTGGGGTTCGGTTGAACCTCCAGCGAAAGCGACCCGGTTATAAGGAACTTGGCCATTTCAGGATCCCGGGTAAAAAGCGGCCTCGATCGCGGCTATGTCGGAGACGTCAAGGAGCAAAAGCGTGCAGTTGCCATTTGCGAAATCCTCGATGTCGGTCGGGTCAAGCCCATCCGAGGTTGAAACAGTGATTCCGAAAGGGAGCACGTTCTTCCATTGCCGGAGGATATTTGGGGACGTCACGAGCTGCTGGCCATTGAGCTGCCAAGCCGGCGTCTGACCGCTCCAGGAAAGATCGTAATACCACCCGAGCTGCTGCTCCCAAAAATACAGATTCATCGTCACAACCGATCCATCCGGAAGCGTGATCGGATAAAGCTGGTTGGGTTGGTCGGTTAGACCTGTCAGAATCGCGGGCATCGTTTAGAAAGCCGGGGTTGTCGGACCGAAAATTGAATAGAGTAGGCTATTCTGCGCGGGGGTTGCCTGCGTCTTTCCGGCGTTTCCGTTCTGAGATACCGGGCTTAGGTCGGGCGCGATCCTTCCCGCCAGATTTCCAGTCTGCACCGTGGCATCCTGGGCGAACCTCAACTCCTGAAACGTGATCGTAAAATCGCTCTCGTATCGGGTCCTTGCCTCCTGCATCGCCCGGATCTCCAAGATCGCGCAGTTCTGCCAGATGCCCCATGGGGTTTCCACCGAGCAGAGCTGCTGCCCGGACCAGAGGTTCATGAAATAGAGAAATGCTGCCGTCTGTCTCGTGACGCTCCCAGACCCCATCGCCTCGTAATTCTCGTAATACGAATAGAGGCTCGTTGCCCCTCCCGACGCCGCGGATGCTACCGGCGCATTGACAATCCCGTTCTGGATCTGGCCCGGAGTCTGGGCCGGACTCATCGCCGCAAAGGTCGGAAGGGGATTGGGCGAAGTCGCGGGCGCGGGCTGCATCGGCAGGCCCATTGAGAGCTCCGCAACCAATCCCCGAAGCGTGATCTGGGCCGGCTCGAGCGCGATATTGTCCTGAACCGTCGTATTGCTCTCAAGATAGTAATTCGTGATCTGGGACCGCAGCCGGATTTCCTCGTCCCCCGGGATATCGAATAGAAATCCACCGATCCCGACGGGGGGATTGTTCGGGCGGACGATCGCATTATAGGACGTCGGATTCGACGTCTGCAATGTCGTCAGCGCGGTAAAGACGCTTTCCGAATCCGGAGGGATGACGTTGGGGGAATAGCTCATCGATTCGGCGGTTGCGCAGCATAGGCCGCGGCATTGAGCTGTCCCATAAAGACGTTCTTAACCGCGCCGGCCGCGGCCGTCGGACTCGTTGCGACCGGAAGATTGATCGCCACATCATTGTTGACCGTCGAGCTTGTCGAGGTGCTGCCGCCCATCGGGTTTTGAAACAGGGCGCGAAGTTCATCGAATACCCCCGCGAATCCGGACCCTTCCGGAGCGGTCATAGGAAAAGCTGCGGTGCCGGCGCCATTTTGGTTCGGAGCCATCGCGCTCGATCCAGAAATCCCGCCGACCGATGATTGGGTTTGCTTCTTGACGGTTCCGAGGATGATTCCTCGCAAAGCATCGAATACCAGGCCGATCCCATCCTCAACGCCGTTGCGGAGACTGAATACTCCAGGTTTACCGGACGCCGCCGCTCGAGATGCCTTCGATCCCTGCGCCTCAGGGCCCGAGTTATTGGCCTTGTTGATATCGGCGGGCGGATGCTGAAATCGATTGATGTCCGAATAGAGCTTCCCCCATTGTCCGAGGATCACGTCCCCCCCAAGGGTGCCTGCAATGGCATACGGGAGGTCCTTTTTCGGGATCAAACCCTTTCCACCCGATAGCTGAGCGTTGACGTCGTTCCTCAAAAGCCCGAGGCCGGCAAACGCCGTAACCGCCGCCGCGGCCGCCGCCGCGATCGCAAGGATCGTCGCTAGGACCGGACTGAGCGCCAAATCCAACCCGGCGGCATTGATGGCCGCGATCCCCATCGCTCCGGCCAATCCCGTAAACGCCAGGGCCGCGACGCCAATGCCCGCCGCTAGGGCCAAGATCCCGATCTTCGTCAACGTCGCCGCCGCAGATCCACGATCGAGCCAATCCAGAAACCGGCTGAACCCGTCGAGTAGCTTCTCAAGCATTCGGGTGGCGACCGTCAAAGCGGGCGCGAATTGCGCGACAAACTTCTCCCCCGCCGCGCCGATATTCCCGGTTAGGGTTCCCCATTCCGCATTGAGGGCCGCCATGTCGGCGCGGTTCTTACTAGTCAGGGCCAACGCTTTGACGAAAGCATCCGGATTGAAAAACGGGCTCCGCAAGCCCTGGAAGATATTTTCCCCGATACCGGCTTGGGCTGCGATCGTCCGGGCGATGCCGAGCTGTTCCGGGCGCAGGCGCATAAGCCCGAGATGGAGATTGTTTAAAAGCCGTAGCGGATCCATCCTCGGATCGACCGGAAGCCCTAGCATTCTCTGCAAAAGCGACCATGGCCCAACCCCCTCCCCGGAAATCTGCATCTGAGCGCCCGCCCCCTGCATCCCCTCAATGAAGCGGGTCATTTCCTCGGGCCCTATCCCCGCCCTGCGTCCGGCGATCTGTTCGGCTTGTAGGCTCTGAGTCGAAAGGCCGGTCAATAGCGAAAAGCTCTGCAACGCCTGGGCCCCTTTCATCGCGACGTCGACCAGATAAAGGAGGCTCGCCGCCAGGACGTCGATCTTGAGCGCCGTCCGCCCCGCCCAGGACTCCATATCCTTGAGGGTTAGATTCGTCTTCCTACCCTCTGCGTCGAAATCCTCGACTTTCTTTTGAGCCTTCTCGGCGGCAAGCGCGGTTTTTTCGAGTTGGGCCGCCATTTTGGCCTGCTCCTCCTCGTTCGACTTCGCCACGCTCTGCGCGATCTTGTCCAGCGCCGGCGGCCCTTCCGGCTCGATCAAGGGCGAAAGCGGGGCCGCTGCCGCCTCCGCCGCCTCGATATCCCTCTTGCCCGAACCAAGGTTCAAAATGCTCATCCGCGCCTTTTCCGCCGCAACCGACTTCGCCACGCTCTGCGCGATCTTGTCGTTGATCGAAATCAGCACCGGACCCCGCTTTCCTGCCGTCGCCAGGCCCTGATTAACGCCCTCAAGCGACTTGGAGGTAGCCGCAGCCCCTTGGGCCATTCCAGCCCCGGGAATCGCAGTCTTTAGGGCCCCAGACGCCTCCGCGGCCTTCTTCGCGGCCGCTGCCGTAGCCTTTAGCGACTCCTCCGTCGCTTTGAGCTTTTCGGCCCCGTCCGTCTTGATCCTGAGCAAAATGGCTAGCTCGGAAATCGTCATTTCGTATCCTTTTGGTTCATAGCCAATTTCGTTTCTATGAACTGCTGCTCAAACGCAGTGTAATGCATCAGATCGACCGCGAGATCGACCGGCATCTCAAGGATCGCCAAGGGGTCACCCCGCATGAACCCCTTCGCCGCGAGTCCGATGGACGTGAGGACCTCATCGTCCATGGTTTGCCTCACTTCGGGGCTGCGCTCGTCTCGTTTGATTGGCTTGACGACGGAGATACCAGGCTTCCGAAAAAAGGGAGTAGCGCGTATCGCCCCACCTCCACCGCGCAGGGGATGAAGTCCCCGCGCCGGTCGTCCGGTTCGAACGTCTCTGGCGTCACCGCTTCCCCATCCAAGGACCACTTCGCCATGCAACCCATGACGAGGATCTCGATCTCCTCCGAGGCGAGAAAACCGAGCAGGAGGTCCTTGAGGGTGTTGAGGTCGGTCCCCGACAGGGCCGCCGCGATATTCTCCTTCTTTTGGGAAAGGAGAGCCGGGATCATGGCCTCGGAGAAGCCGACCTGGATCTTCTGCAACTCCCGTGCGACCGCCCGCCGCAAAGCAGAGGCGGCCGCAAGAGAGACGTGATTGATCGTCAGCTCGTGACCGCTCGGGAGCTTCTTCTTCGTTTGGATGGGCATTGGCCCCTTTCTTTACCCGATCGTCCGCGGGCTATTCGACGGCGTGCAAACCGCGGTATAAGTGTGGATTGCGAGCGACTGGTCGGTGTCGCCCGAGACGTTCTCTTTCATGTCCACGTGCCGCTTCGGCATGAGGAACGTCAAGGCATAGGTGTCGTTGACGACATCCCCGCTCCCGTCGCCGATCCGCTTCGTTGCGGTCATTGACGGGGTGTCGAAGGAGGGCGGATCCTGGAGGTATTGGGATTCGATCTGGTTGAGCATGATGTCGTCGTCCGAACCGCGCAGAACCCGCAGAACGACGTCCGCAAGATCCCCCTCGGCGTTCCGAGCATTGATGACGTTGCCGTTCTTCCCGACCTTGGTCGTCGATATGTCGGCACCCCAGGTGATCGTCATCACGTCTCCATCGCCGAAGTCCGTGAGGGCCGTCCCGTTGAAAACGATCGAGTCGTTGCCGCTAAGCGAGATTGAAGGCATTGGTTTGGTTCTCCTTTAAGTTGTATTCCAGGGCGCGTTAGGGCTGGAGGTAAACGATGACCTGCCCGGACTGGACTGCACCGGCCTCCTTGCCTGCTACCTGCATAACCGTAGCCTGGCGGGCCGCCCTTGAGGACTGTGACTGAAGCGCGATTGGCTGCGTATAGACGTAGAAGCCGCTCTGCGCGATGTTTTGCAGGAACGTCTCCGGATTTCCGAAGGGGATATCCCCGTTCCAGGTGCCCGGGGCGAGGAAGCCGTTCGTCACGGCCTGTCGGCAGACCGCCGTCACCGCGGCCCGGAGGACCGCCATTCCCTGCTCGGTCTGCGGAATCTTGGTGTCCGTCTCGGCGAGGACGTTGAGATAGGCGATCTGGATCGCGTTGGCGAACCACTCGGTATTGTAGACCGTATCGAAGAAGTTTGATCCCGCGCCCCCCGAGCTGATCACCTTCGGGACGTTCTGGATGTTCGGGTAGGTATTGACCCCGAGGCTCGCGCAGGTGCTTTGGATCGTCGGGGTGATCCCGGAGTCGCCGGTCACGTTCGCCAGGTCCTTGAGGTTGAGCGTCGAGGTCGTCGCGTTCCCCTCAAAGTCGGTCGACATGCCCTTGGACATGAGCGCCGCCATCGCGGTCCGGGCCCCGAGCGCCGAGCCGGCCTGCGTGTAGAGGAACATGATCGCGTCCGAGTCGTCGTCATTCGCCAAGGTCGCGAATAGGCCGCTCCCGGTCAGATCGGAAGTGAGGAAGCTTGAGACCCCGAGCATCTTGTTGACCGATTGCGCCTCGGCTGCCCCGGCGATGATCTCGCTATTGGACGGGGCGTACCCGGACCAAACATAGGCCCCGGCGAAGATCAGGCTCTCGACGGCCGCGATCGCCTGGGTGATCGTCGTAATCAGGCCGGTCATCTGGTAGACGATGAGCTGTCCGCCCCCCGAAAGGATGTTCGGCCGCTGCGCGAAGATGTTCTGAGCCTGCGTGAACGTCTCGCTCCCGGTGCCCCAGTCCAACCCGACCTGCGTCGAGTTTTGGTAGATGAAATATCCCTGCGCCGGAACCGGGTTGATCGGAACCTCCCGGGACAGGATGCAGAGGTTGTTGACCTGCGGGACGGAGAAACCGGCCTGCGGAGATTCGACCGAAACGGTTACGATCGTGGTGATCGGGAGTGTGGAGGTGGCCATGTTTGAATCAGGGTTGAAGCGTTAGGGCGACGTCCTGGAACTTGTCGAAATACTCGACCGGATTTGAGGCCGATTGCGCATACTGGACGTTGTAGGTGATCGCATAACGGTTGATGATCTTCGTTCCTTCCTCCTCGCTTACGTCGACGTAGGAGGTCGGGACCGATCCGATCAGGAAGGAGTACTTCTCCATCTGTTGCTCGGCGTAGGTCGACTCGAGAGCGAAGATCAGTTCATTGCGCCGCTCCCGGGCCTCGCCGCTCGCGGAATAAATGTTGAAGGTAAGGATGTCCCTCGTGTTGACCGAAAGCTCCTCATTGAGCGTCGGCACCGGCTGCCCAGTCTGCGGATCGGTCGCCGAGGACGAGGCATATTTCCGATTTACCCCGAAGGGGGCCGAACCCGTGACGCTGATCGCGACATACAGCCGGTCGTCCGGCGGGATAATCCACCGCTGGTTGTAGATCACAACCTGGTCGGCCTTGAGACGCATCTCGCGCCTCACGATGTCGACGAGGATCTTGAGGATTTCAGGCCGCTCGGGCATGTTCGAAGTCCTCCTTGAGTTCGTACCGGATCCAACCGTAATCCTCATATCCCCAACGCCCCATCACCCGGTAGGGAACGTTCTTCCGGATGATTATATCGTTCGGCTTGAGTTCGATCTCGCGTCCGACGTGAAGGACAAACCAGCGCCAGGCCCGCTGACCCTCCGGCTTGAGGGCGATATACCGGGCCTTCATCGGCAGAAGGATACCCGCGGTATTGAATGGCCGGCGGATCTCCCTCGACTCTCCATCGACGATAGACGTCGTGATCAGGATCGCCTGCAACGGTCTAAACCAGTTGATGATCGCCGAACGCATGTTCGGCATCGTCAGGGCGCTTTCCGTGATATCCCTTGTGCCCGCTCCGATGATCGGCCCCGGGTTTTCGACGGTGGAATTGGTCAATTGGGTCACGGCTTAGAAAGCGTTGGTTAGCGGGGTCGTCGGGGCGCCCTTCTTGACGACGGCATACGTGATAGATCGCTGAAGATTTCCTGTCAGGATCAGGATCATCCCCGGGCGGACGGGGCCAATGAACCGCTGCCCTCGAGGCTTGACGGCCCGCTGGATTCGCTCCCGGAACCGCGCATATTTATAGCTCCAAGGTGCCCACTGTCCGAATCCGTTGCTCGCGAACGCTTGCGCGATGATCTCGATGCATTTGTTGCCCAAGAGATCCAGGGTCCCGACAACGCCGGTCGCCGCGATATAGGTGCCCCATTGCACCCGAGAGCCGATCTCCTGGATCGCTGCCGGGAGCTTCAGCGCCAGAGGCATCCGGAGGAACGACCGTTCGGGGATGTTGCGCTTGATCGAACCGAACTCGTGGATCAATCCGAGCTTGGGATTTGTGATCTTTCCGCCCTTCCGCTTGGTCCCAAGCTCTTCGGAGGTCCTCGGGGCGTAGTCGCCCAGGACGCCGACTTTGAGGTACGCGCCTTCGCCTTCCTCGATCGCTTGGCGGAAGTTCTCAAGGCCCGCGGTGTCGAGCCGAACCGACCCCATCTGAAGCGTCGTCGTCATCAGACCGGGTTGGTTTGACGGATGAGTGCCGTCGTATGCCCGACCGTAAACGGCAAGACAATGGTCAGGTATTTCGCCCCATATCGGGTCGTCGAGAGGGCGGAGAGGAACGGATCCTCGCGGACCCTCTCCGAGACGGCGAAGCTTTGCGAAACCCCGTCGACCGATTTTGCCGCCGTCAGCCAGCTATACTGGCTCGCGAGGCCCTCCACGGCACAGAGCATGGTTTCAACGAGCGAATGGGCCGCGAGGAATAGGAACGCACGGGTGTAGGTAGCCTGGTCGCAGAAGAGCTCCTCATTCATGTTGTACTCTGCGTCCGCGATGGCTCCAGCGATATCGACGTCCGTTACCTTCGTCTCGACCGAATCATCGCCCACCGAAACGCTCAGAACCGGCGAGCTGTAATTGCTCCCCGGGGACGAGACCAAATAGGTCAGAGCAGTGCCGCCCGGCCCTATGGTCGCAACCGTGATCGAGGCACCCGATCCTGTCGGGTCAGAGATCGAGACCGGGGTCCCGATAACGTATCCCTGCCCGGTCTGACCGTTCTGATTGGCTACCGAGACGATTGACCCGCCGGCTCCAAGCGTAGCGACTGGGACCGCGCCGAAGCCGGTGACGTCATACGGAAAATCCCGTACAAACTGTTGCTTGAACTGCGCCGGCGTTGGAATCGTGTAGCCCACACAGATTTTTAGGCGCTCTTCCTCGCCTTTTGCTCGAGTTCGCGATGCCGAGCCTCCATGGCCGCAATCTTGGCCTCCAGGGCTGCCGTCTTCGCACGCTCGGCCGCGAGTTCCGCCCGCGGATTCGGATCGGCATCCGGAGCCGTTAGCGTCACGAGGCCGTTCGAAACCTTGTTCCATCCCTCGGCGATAACCTTCGGCACCAAGGCGCTTCCGCCGGGGGGGACCTCGGTAATCTTCCGGGTCACGGGATGCCGGAACTTGTAGATCCCGCCGACCTTCGTCGGCGTGCGATTGTAGACGAGGACGAGCGGGCTTTCGGCCGCGGCGATGGCTTCGGGGGATGGCTCGGGCGATGCGGACATGCTTTTCTTCTTTCTCTTTTCGATGGATTCGGAGCGTTCGATTAGTAGGTCATACGGACGACTTCCAGGTTCTTGAGCACCGTGACCCCGGTGATCTGGCCGTAGGCGGCGTCCTGGAATTGGAGGTTGTTGATCGTCCCGGCCTGCGTGACGGTATAGTCGACCGGGATGTTCATGCGGATGGACCGGGCGTCGTTCCGGTAGAGCATATAGTAATGCAGGCCGGCCGGGTTGTTGGCGGCATCGCAGTACGAGCTCGGAACGATGTTGAACTCGGCTTCCTTCGCCTTGACGGCCGCCTTGAAGGACATCTCAAGGAAGTCGATCATCGAGACCGGATAGGTCCCGGTCCCGGTGCCGATAACGTTCGGCACCATGTTGACCAGGCCGATGTAATCGGTGTACGGGATGACCCAGGTGTTCGGGAGGGCCGTCGAATTGGTGTTGGTCCAGTAGGCGGCGATCAAATCCTGGAGGATCGTCGCGAACTGCGCGGCCGTGGATCCGGAGACCGGGCCGGTGATGATACCGCTGATCGTATTGATGTTCGGGTTCGTCAGGAGCCCGGGCATCCGGGTGTCCGTGGCGCTTCCGAGCATCGCGATCTTCTGGACGAGCAGGTCCCAATTGGTCTTCCGGGCCATGTGAAGCTCGGAGATGAGATCCCAGTTGTTCGCCCGGAGAGCCTGCTCGACGTCGATCAGGGAGTAGGCGACCCCCTTGATCCAGTTGGCGATGTAGGTCGTCACGCCGTCGACGGCGACGTCCACCATCGAAATCCGCTGCTCGCCCCCGCCGTCCCGAACGAAACCGCTCTCGGGATCATCCGCGAGCGAGTAGGTCCGGTTCGTGAGGA